AAATAGGTGTTTAAAAGACCATGAGCTGCGGGAATAGTACCCGCTAAGGATTCCAATTCTACAAGATTTTGATTATAATCGCCATATGGTTGCCATGAAAAAAGTATTCTCCCAGAATGAAAATTCATTCCGGAAACATTTATAGAAACATCAAGATCCCCATAAAAGTAAGCAAAGTTTCTCAACTTTGCGCGTACAGAAGGGTCATTTGAAAACAATTCATATAAATCATACTTTTGCCTAATGTCAAAATTAAGTGGTAAATTGACAGATGCAACTTTAACTGGGCGAGCAAGAAAATCTCCCATGGAAACCATGTTAACTTGACCAACATTAGGATAACGAGATGAACCTGCATCGATATCATCCATAGTGTCACCACCGCGGTTAACAAAGTTTTCTGTTTTCATTTCGTTGGCGGTAGAGTTGCCAACGGACATCTCACCAGACTCGGTAAGAACGTCTCTCTCTAACAAACTAAGAGCTAACTCGATGTCGTTACGAGTAGACATGAGTCTTAGTTGTGTTCGAATCAGATGGTTGTTGCGTGGAATAGTATTGTAAATTCTAGCCTTACGCAACTGTGCTTCAGTGAGATCCTTAAATTCATGAGGCATCACTGAGAGCTGTTCGAGGATTTTATCTAGTTCCTCAACTAGGGCCCTTTTGGTCGGACCGGACCTTTTATAATTTTTGCTAATTCTAAAATACGAAACGAGAACCTGAATTAGGGTAAATCGTTTAGGAACATGCCTGCTCTGTCAAAAGACGTCCTTCTCTCTTGTTATCTGAAAAGTCGTGTAAAGGGTCGCAAATCCCTTTACCTATCCAAAAAAGAAGAACCTGCTGTTGGTAATTAAATCTCTAAATAAATGGTAAAACCACACTAAATTATGACGAGATGTTTCCCTAAAGACGACAGCTACCTACACGCCTGAAAGTAAAAATCAATTTTCAAAACTGATCTCGTAGCACCTCCTGAAGCTAGGGAGATCAATGTTTTGAAGATTGACACAAGGTAAAATTTCTTTGTAGAGACTTTCAAGAAGAAAATTGTAATCTTCCTCATTAAGATACTGAAACATTTCTACACAAAAACTGTTGAACATTCCAGCAAATTGAACTTGCATGGAAACAGAGGTGGAAGGTATGTAAAAACAGGTCATTTTCAGTAAAGAATCTGGGTCTAATTGAGCTACATGCCTGTCAAGATCTTTTCTAAAAACAATCCTTCTTTTCAAATACTCCACATCACTCTCTTGATAAAACTCAGTATCGACTGGTCTTTTATCTGGTGTTGTGAAAGTCATTCCCAAGTACTTAAGGAATGCAGATTCTAGATAGTACATGTTAAAATCTGTACAAGAACCTACAATCGCTCCTTTGGAATCGTCACCGTTAGCACGGAGTAAAATTTCTTCAAAAAAGTCCTTGTCAACATAAAGTTCATAAAAAACTATCATATAACAAACAAGTGTTTTTAAAGAGTTTATCTCAGTGGTACCGTACATACCAGACACAGTCATACCTGACGTTGAAAAAACGTCGTTCAAGACAGTGAAATATGGAAACAAATTATCACTCAAAATCATCTCGACCCGATGAATAGCAATCTCGTTGTAACCAAAATGACGAAGTAACCTAACGATGATGGTATTGACAAGTCTGCACACGTCAGGGGGTATGGAAGTGTCGTAAGCTTTAAAATCTCCGGAAAACAGTGGCTTATTTGCAAAAAGCTGTGCATAGTGCTCAGCTCTTGATATCATGTTAACTCCAACTGTAGTACAGAAAATATCAGACTTCTCTGCCATAAGAGTAAACAACGGAGCCAAGTACATTCTAGAAACGATCAGATAATCCATAGGACCAGCATAAAACAACCTAGTCCCCCCAGTCTCACATTTAGTGCGTGTTCGCACTTCGTCCTTGAAACATCCTTTGTAAATAGGATGAACACTAATACTATTATCGTAAGACTCCAGTATCCTTAAAATCCGTTTCTTAAGATCGGAATTTGGTTCCCTCACCTGAAAATCGTCAGTAGTGTATACTACAGGGATATATTTAGATTTCTCCCCTGGAAAACCTATACCACCTGAAGTATGAGCATTCATAGAACGGAGATAGCTATCCTCAGAACTACCGTTTATAGCAGTTTCTATATCCAGAGGTCGCAAACTAACATTAATTTGTGAAGTGATATGAGTACATACCTCATTTAAAACTCTGACCAATTTGTCTGGTTTGACAGAGAGTTTGCTCCTGTTCATTTTCTTAATAGACTCATTTATAGGAGATATCCATTTCCCATCAATCATTCTACCCCTCATCATTGGAGAGCCAAATTTTGGTTTTCCAGACGGATCTCTTAAACTAACACCTAAAATTTTTGGCATCAACTTGAAGAATGGTGTGACAGTAACTTTAGATTTCGATGCCAAAATAGTGGGACCATCCAAAGAACCACGGCAGGAAACAGGGCTCAAATCCTGATACCTAACTACAGACTTCTTATTTGGAAGTATTAAATCCAGATCAAAAGACTCTGAAGCTATGAATGCAAATTGACTACGCTTTCTAATTTCCCTAATACCGGACTCTATTTGACTAATTGTAATAGGAGTACAGTAAGACTCGCTTGAAGATCTGTCGCACGCTGTGTGTATGCCACCAACGTGACAACCTCCAGCAAAATTTACAATTAATGGAGTCCCGCACAATCCACTTTCATGAGCATGCCACGAGTATCTTATACTGTTCGGTATTGTAAACTCTATGTATTCGTTTATTGGGCTAAGTGACCCATAGTACACACTTGTTGTGGGCAAACCATCAATATAAGATTCATGTGGGTAAGAGGAGTCGAAAGGTTTTTTAGGGAAATAATCTAAGATATCCCTAAATTGTAAACCTGAAACCTCTATAATTGCGATGTCTCCATTTAAAAGAATTTCTGATCCTTTGGTATAGTAAGTGTTGACAGTATGAGTGTCAAGAGTGTCCCTTCCAGATGGACAAACTCTTAACATAACATTGTCTAATCCACGA